CTACTCCCCATAAAGTTTAGCCCAAGTTTTAGCCCCAACAACTCCATCGGCAACTAATTCATTTGACCTCTGATAGTCTTTAACGGCTGCCTGGGTAATTGCTCCAAAATCTCCATCCTCTATAAGTTTGTATCCATGTTTATTAAGCATTGTTTGTAATGTCTTAACTTCTTCACCCTCCGTGCCTTTTTTAAGTATCTTAGTTATTGTAATTTTCTCTGCTTTCTCTATTTCAACATTCCAAAAACCTTCATTGCCAAATGCATCATTCCTGCCGTAGTTGCTTCTGCTTCGGCTTTTGTGATGCGCTTAGTCCTGTATCCCTCCGGAACAAGGTATCGACATACAAAGTCATATCCGTTAGCTTTAAGTTCCTTTGCTTTAGCTACAGTTAATGGGTTTGTAAAATCTATACCTTTCATTTATTCCACCTTCTCTTTTTTTGTGAAGAAGTAAGTGATAACCATTGTCGCGCAATTACTAAACAGTAAGAATATATCATTGTTTATAGCTCTGCCGGACACAACAACATATACTAATGTTGATACAACTAATATAGTAATTATACTTTTAACATCTATCAGTTTTGCTAATTTTTCCTTAAACATATTTATCCCTCCTTTACAATACCTTCCCTAGAACATAAGCGATAATGAATGTAATAACACACATTGCTATTTGTTCATACTTTTCAAGTGGTCTAATCTTCAAACGATCTAATGCCTCTATGAGTTTGTCTATGCTTTTTTTGAGTTCGGTAATTGTCTCTTTTAAGTATCCAATGTCTTTAGCTGAACCTGCATAGTTCTTTTCCAGCACATCAAGTTTAGTACTGTGAGCATTTAACCTGTCGTTGTGCAAGTCTAAAGTTCTTTAATCCTTTCGTGCCTTTCAGCGCATAACTCCATTTCTGTCATAGCCAACCGCCTCACTTTCGTCAATTTTATATATAAAATAAGAGTGCATACCTGTAGGTACACACTCTTATGAGTTAGGGAATAGGTTTACTTTATTTTGTTATTTTTCTTAAACACTTCGTATTTTTTGACGAAATACTCTGCTTTTTTAACCATTTGCAACTGTACTTCTCTTTCTCTGAGTTTCTTTTCTGCTGGGCTGTATTTGTCGTTTGCCCTTATCCCCTTGATCTTACTCTTTGCATCTGAAAAATCATTGGCCAATGAGTTGTATTCTTTGATTGCATACTTGATAGCCGACTGTAAGGCCTTTTGTTCATTCTCTGACAAGTGAGATATTGCTCTGTACTTTCCTGTTTCTTGGGCTTCACTCAATCTGTCATTTAGTTCTTTCCCATAGGTGTATAAATCATCTATTGACCTGTTGGAATATGCTGTGTCCGTGATAAAAGCTTTTACAACCGGATAGTTTGTATAATCCGTTGGCAATTCCATACCTTTTTTAATTGTATCCGGCAATCGCCAGAAGAAATCTCCTACTGAGCCGCCATAACCCTTCACAAGATAGTCGAGCTGCTTAGGGGATAGTTTATTAACTCCAGGTACATCCTTCAACACGTCGGCAATTCCAACCGCAGCCATACTGCTATTCTCGTTTTTTCTTAGATACGGAAATTTGAAGCTGTCTCCGTAACTTTCTATAGGCGTCTTGTTCCAACTCTTATTTCTCATAACCTCAAATGTCGGAGATGCAGCAGAAGGGACAAGCGGCACATCAAAGTTAGTTGTAAACCCATCTCTAATGTCTTTCCACATCTTTGGATCATCATTTTTTATACCGTCTAATATTATCTCTGGCAAAGCTCCAAAGAAGAAACCCCACCCATAGGGTTTCGGTATGGATAGAAAGTGTTGTGCTGTTTTTCTATTACCTAATGGAATGTTATAGAACAATGCTTTTCTCCATGCTGCCATACGTTTGTATTCGTCATTATCGTCATTGATGAAGTATAGAATCATAGTTGGCAAGGTTACATACAACATACCTCTTAGCAAGGTTCTGTATGGGTGTTCTTTGAATATCCTTATTTGTTTATCTATACCTTGTACGTTGCCATTGAAGAAAGCAGTTATCTTATTGTATTCTTTACCATAGTAACCATGTCTTGCAAAGTCCTGAGATAAATCCCTACTTAATGCAGTAGCTTCACTCTTACTGTAACCTTTTTCTACTGCCTTTCTATATTCTGCTACTCTTGGGCCTGCCTCAGACCACTCTACCGCATTTCTTATTTTATTTAGTGGAGTAAACAGCAACCTTGTTAAGTTCTCCTTTGTCGGTTTTTTAATTGCATCTTGGAGCTTGCCGATTAAGGTATACCCCAGTGCATCATCAAGTATGCCTTGTACCTGGGTTCTCTCATTTATTTGGAGATATTCAGTGCTACCACCGGACAGTACCCATTGTTTAAACCACTTATCTTTTTTAAATGCACTAGCATACCCGTTAATAATATCTATAGGGTTTATTCCTGCCTCCGAATTGATTAACGATGTTGAAGTATCTCTTGACATATTCTTCATTACAAAGTTTACTGTTGTTACTGCTCCGGCTTGGAGTACCTTTTTAGGTACGTTCAATATTCTGACTATGAAACTGCTTGCTTCTCTGTTGAGTCCTTTTATCGCCTTATAAAGTTCTGTTTCAAGTTGCATTAATATTGGTTTGCCATCTTTATAGTAAGTTGTTTCGTTGTCCCGTTCTCTGTAGTTTGCCCTGAACAGTGTAACCATTCTATCTAAGTCCATATTTTTAACATTTGTTTGTTGCTTTCTAGCTTCGAGATATGGAATTTGTGGATCATTAGGATTTTTACTTTTTCTATCATCAATTTCGTTTTGTATATCGTCCTGTAGCATACCTTGTAGAGTCTTTCCTATTTCTTCAACATTGAATGAAAAGCCCTTTACTCCAGAAGGTACAATTTCTACAATATCGCCAAAACCCTCAATGTTTTTAGCCATATCGTAAAGCATACCTTGTATCTGATTAGCTTCGGCAGCTCTCCTTACTAAGAAGGCGTTAAATATCATACTTTCAAGAGGATCAATTATTGTCTTGCCGGAACCTTTAGCCTGTTTAACAACCTTTTTAGACTGCCCCAAGGTTGAACCACTACCACCATAAACCGCCTCCACAGCCTCTTGTATCCTATAAAGAGGTACATGGTTAGGATTGTTTTTCTTCATTTCTTCAACCGCATCTTGGCTATACACTCCACTATCTACTAAAAGTTGCATTTCGTTGTCTTCCCACTCCCCAAGCTCGTTAAATGTATCCTGGAAATGGGGATATTTATTGTCTAAAGCTATCAATGTATTGTAGTAAGTTGAATACGTTTGTGGCATAACCATGTTTCTGTTATCATAGTCTATTGCCCTTCGTGCTACCATGTAAGCTCTGAAATCGTTAACCTCATTTTTGTTGATAGGTTTAAGTATCTCATTAAAAGACTTCCCTATAACCTTATTGTTAAGGTCGGTCTGTGCCATATTTATATTGCCTAGCACCTTGCCTTCAAAACCCCTATAATCTTTAACGGCAGTATTCAAAGTTTCTCCGTCATAGCCTACCTTCTCAGCTCTCTTTGCAACTCTACCAAATGGAGCGTATTCATCAATCCAAGCATCATATAACTTTTGCATCGTTCCCCTGAGTCCCGTTTTCTGTTTTGTAGCTTTTCTTGCTTCACCTACAGATATATCATTCTTAACCTTATCAACATCTGATAGATTGACAATCTTTAGTATGTCTATTCTTATGCTATTCAGTAGTACAAGCGTGTCCCTGTCAATTATAGATTCAAAATGTTGCATGAAATTTGGAGCTTGTATATTGGCTTGCATCGGATCTATTAAATACAACCTAACAAATTCTGCAATGCCTTCTGCTCTTACTTGTGCTTTAGTGTATGATTTTCTAGAAGCAGGTTTCCCCAATGCCATCAATTCAACTTTGAATTGCAAATCGTCTAGTCCAAATTTCTTATCTAAGTAATGCCCTACTTCGTGGCATATCGTTGGTAAGTCATTTGTAACCTTTGTGCGAATGACTTCTGGCAGCTCTTTAAAAATACCGTGTGCCTTTTGTCTGAACTTACCTGTCCTTATTGGAACGCTTATTGTTTTTTCTATTATTTCAACTATTTCATCGACTGTTTTTGCGCCATCCTTGCTGTTTAAGGTCGCAGTGTTATTTCCTTGTGGCATTTGTGGTCTTGTTCCTGTTAAAGATTGAACTGCGGAAGCTCCTGCCTTCATATTTTCGGGAGCTATAACATCAATTACTGGTCTGTATTCAGTTATCTTATTTATTACTCCTACTGCTTTTTCTCCTATAGGTATAAAGTATCTAGTATCGTATTGAATATATTCTGTATATACTCCATCCTCTTTTAGTTGATTTCTTGCGGCATATAAGTCACGTCCAATTAATTCAAGTCTCCAATATCCCGATACCTTGCGGCGTTCTATTGTCCAGCCGTTTGCAAGTCGTGCTTTAAATCCACCTTCTATAATCTGCTCCACCAATTCAGCTACATTTATTTCACCCTTTTGTCTCTGTGTATTAAGATTTCTAAGAGTAGCATCAATATGATTTGGATGGATTAATCTACCTAGAAGAATCCCTTTGTCTGTTGCTGTTCTTATTACTTTTACATTTTCCTGTGGTAGTCTACCCCAAATAGGAAGTATAGTTCCGGATATCATATACAATTTTCCCGTTTTGTATTCAGGCACTTTTGCTACGGCTTCATCCCATAGACCTTCTGCTTCGACAGTGTCAACTTTTTCCCAATTGCTCTCGTTGAACTCTTTAACAGACATCTTATTATCGTTTATTTGCCCGTATAGCCTGTATGCTTCATCCACCGAACCATATTCCGTGGTAATGTTGCCAGCTTTGTATACTGCCCTTATGTTTCCGGACTTGGAATTTCTATAAAATCCTACGAATGAATCATTATCGGGCCTATTATACTTTTTGAAAGGTACAGGATGATTTTTATGGTAAGCTTCAAGTTCACAATATTTAGTCTGCGCTTTTGATTTTTCATCCTCAAACACAACTTTTTCATCAAGTACAATTACCTTATCAGCCTTATAGTTTTCCAGACCTGTATCTAACATTCCTTTTTCAATAGCAGCTTCGGTTAGTGCCTCAAGTCGTTCTACAAAAGCATCAAATACATAGTTTTGTGTCGATGTATCAAGAGATAGTATTCTATTCAGGAACTTAGGCACATCTCTTAAGTCTGTGCTAGACTCGTTAATTTTGGCATATTCATCAAACATAGATTGCAAACCCATTTTATCAATGATTTTGTTCTTTTCAAGCCTGTCAACACAGTCCATAACGAGGTCTTTATAAAATAGTCTCAATGCATCACTGGCTAATGGCCCTTCTAGGTTATCAGAAGCCTTAAATAAACCTTGGCCTCCTGTCTGCCTTTGTCCCTTTGTTAATGCTCCTAATTGGTCTAACCTCCTTGCGATGGAGGAAATAAACCTCTTTTGCCCTTTGAGGTTAGTTGTTACAAGCCTGTATATTGGTGCAGAAGATTGATTAGTTCTATGCGTTCTGCCGAAGCCCTGGACTGCATTATCAGCTCTCCAACCTGCCTGAATTAAGTAATGCACTCTCCTTCGTTGGTTCTTTCTAGTTTTATCTGCGTGATAGCTCTTACCCGTGCCTCCAGCATCGGAGAATATAAGAATTTGCTTTTTATCATCCATGAACGCATCTGCATCGGCAGCTACATGTCTTGCACTTCTCTTTTCAAGCTGTGCTTTGCCGTTAACATTTACTATTCTCTGACTTCTTCCCGTTATCTCAGCAACTTTATCTGCTCCAAAAGTATTTAGGATGTATTCTAAGGGACCTTCAGGTACTTTTAATGAGCCTATTTTCTCCAGCAATTCTTGTTTCATTTTTAAGGCTTCCTGGTTTATAACTGGGTTCTCTTTTGAATCTACAACTATTCTTGATTTCTCATTGCCATTCTCATCAACATATGTTTCGTACTGCTCTGTTGGAAAACTCTTTTCAAGGTATTGAAGTAGAATATCTCTAGGTGTTAAATCTAAATCCTCTAGGGGAGCTTCTTCGTCTTGGAGCCTTGCAATTTGTCTATTTTGTGTTGCTTCATTAGTATTTACTAGTTGCAGTACTACTGCCCTGCCTTCGGCTAAATCCTTCTTTATTGCTTCTATAGCTGACGGCATTTGCATAGAGGTAAGTATCTGGTTGAAGAATCTTTGCTGTGCGCCCCAAAATGCGCCCATAGCATTCTTTTTAGCATTGCTATTTAGTGTCTTACCTGTTTCTTCATCAACTGCACCCGTAGCCCGTAATGCTTTACCTATGTTCTGTAACACTATTTGCCATGCTTCTGCCATAGAATCGTATATCTCAACTTGTTCATCGGTTAATTTATGTTCTAGTGTTTCATATTCAATGCCTTTGAAGCTCAATGTCCTTGCAAGGTAAACCCCCATAGCTTTCATATCTCTCGCTATGAGTTCCATAGCTGCAAGGCCACCTTGGGATATCTTATTAATAAAGTCATTCTTATTTGCAAAGTCTGTCCCTCTGCCCCACAATCCCAACCTATCCGCATAAGCAAGGTTAGCAACTTCTGTTGCTCCGGTTGCAGATACATAGACAACTCTTGCTTTTGGCAATCTCTTTTGAAGCTCTACCCCTGCTAATCCCCTGGCAGAAGGCTTTTTATTTCCCCTCTTTCCTTTGGTTGTTATGCTGTTTGCCATCATGTGCGATTCATCAAAAACTAAAACTCCGTCAAAGTCTTTACCCAACCAGTTAACTATCTGATCTAACCTGGAAGATTTGCTTCCTCTGGTTGTAAGTTCTCCACTACCGCTTACCTCCATATTAGTAGCAAGTGTATCATAAGGAGTAAATAATATTCCTTCCTTTGCAGCAATGTTTTGACCTAGCTTTGTTTTGCCCAAATAAAAAACATCATCGGCTTTACCGCCTAATGATGTCCAATCTCTTTTAGCATCATCGAATAGTTTTTCATTTTTAGATACCCATACAGCCTTTTTGCGCCCTTGTGCCATGTTGTCAAGTATTATGCCTGAAATTTGTCTGCCTTTTCCTACACCTGTACCGTCACCCAGGAAGAAACCCCTTCTAGTATCGTCGGGTGATATCTGCGAATGTGCTTGCCCTGCGTATACTACAGACTCAAGTTGTGCAAGCGACAATATCCCTTTTTCAACAATTGCTTTAGGTAACTTTGGTGAATAAGTTGGTTCGGGTGGTTCTACTGCTGCCATAGCTGCACTTTCGGATAATTCGCCAGGGTGTTCCTTTGCTCCTTTAATTTCAAGCTTCGAAGGTGTATAGGTATCATAAATAGAATCGTCAAGCTCTTTTTCTACAGTCTCGTTGCTTTTATTTCCACTGACTTTTACTTCTAGTTCTCGTATCTCATTTCCTCCGGATTGTTGAATATTATCCCCTTTTCGATCAGTTTGCTTGTTACCTTCTCCAGGAGATACTCGGTTGCTTCCTTCGCTGTCTTTTTGTCCTTCAAATCCGATATTTGTATCACTGGGTTTTCTTCCAACACTAGGTACTTCATTGCTGTTTTTGGGTTCTGGTTGAGACTTGCTATTATCCCTTCCAACATTTCCTTCATTTCTGGTTTGGTTACTCCCATTATCTCGGGAAGCTCCACTTTCGGATTGTCTATCCCCCAACTCATTAGTTGCGCCATGTGTAGTTGATTGTCCTCTATTACTTGCTCCAGTTTTCTCAGGTTTTGCATTGCTATCATATTGATCGGATGCAGGTTCGCTTTTCTGATCTCCTGCAATGTTTCTTTGCCTATCATCGTAAATTCCCTCCTTTACAAGTAATTTGACTACTTTTTTGAGGTCTGGCTCATTTGCCACTAATGTATTTTCTGTTGATCCCGTCTTATCTATAACAATTAACTGTGTACCGAATGTCGTACCGTATTTTTTGTACTCATCAGTATGCTTTATATTGCTAGTTTGGTCTGCGTTATACAGGGGAATGTTAGCTCTGACATTGTATTTTGCTTTTATCTTTTCCCACCAATCAGCAAAAGTTTTGGAATTATCCGTCATCCCCTGGCCTACTATAGCAACTAACCTGCCGCCATTTTGCAATATATCCAATGCCTGTTCTATATGTGCCTTTGCATTTTTAGTGCTGTTCTTATCTCCCATTCTTCCGGCTGTTGCACTAAATGGAGGATTCATAACTACGACTGTGGGCTTTACTTTATCATGAAGTATAGAATTTATGTGTTCTGCATTTTCGTTATATACTTCATCAAAGTCCATATTCTTAAGTATTTCAAGTCTCTTTTGTGATAGTTCATTTACAACAACTTTAGCACCGTTGATCTTAGCAAAAGTAGCTATGCCGCCTATCCCTGCGGAAGGTTCCAGGGCAATATCATTTTTATCTATGTTAGCTGCAAAAGCTGCTACATAAGCTATATGCGGGGGAGTAGAAAACTGTTGGAAGTCTTTCATTTCCTGTGTTTGGTTGGTCTGAGTAGGAAGCAATTCGACTAGGCTCTTTAATATATCTATATTTGATAATACTGCATTTATATCTTTATTGTTTGTATTTAATACCTTACTGTTCTCCAACAAGTACTGATTTACTCCAAGTTCCATAGCATCATGGACTTGCTTTCTGTCATATTTGCCTTCTGATAGCTTGCTTCCGTATGCTTCTTCTGCCCAACCAATAAGTTCATTTATTTTAATGGTTTCATTTTTGCCTAGAGATTCCTTGACTTCATCAGCTATTTTCTGACTAGGGTTATTTGTCTGCTTTTTATTTCCCTGTTGCTTTTGTAAAAAACGCACAATCATACGGTGAAGGTATTCCCCTGTCTGTAAATCTCTTAAACTTGCAACATCGTTTAGTTGAAAATCATCGGAAAACGATATTATTTCAAAATCCTTATCGTAGTATCTGCGTACATCGTACATTGATTGGTTTTTCTCCCATCTAACAATGTCACCAACTTTTAACCTTCCGTCTTTTGAAACGGTTCTCTTATGAGTGTCTTCTTTGGGAGTATTATTATCCTCTTTGTTAGCCAATTCAAACATTTCCTGTATATCTTCCGGTGACATTTCCAACATAGCTTCTGATTGTCCATATATAGCTCTCAGAAACAGCCTTAAATTATCGCCAAATTCCTCAAGCATTTCCTTTGACCATTCTGCGAAGTCTACTACTCCGTTTGCAAGCTTGTCTGCTCCAATGATTGAATAGTCAACTAAATCATCCATAGGAAGTCCGGCATTAAGACGTACATTTTTATGCCTATCTTTCAGTCTTTGTCTTGCTAACTCAGCTTGTGCATCGAGCCATGCAAGGTTATTTTTAACGGGTCCTTCAGGAAGTGTCTTTTTAATCGGATTAACAGTATTGTCGTTCGGCTTAGTGTCTGCGCCCTTCTTCTCACCTTCATTATGCTCTGTTTTCTGATTATTGACAATATTTTCTTTTAAGATTTTTAGATACCTCTTTGCGATTTCAGCAGTATCCTTAAAATATTCCTGCATTTGATTAATAGAATTGCCGCTAGACTTGTCAATGTTTTCAAGGAAAACTTCTGCTACATATCCTTTAATTTTGTCCTCTACAGCTATCAACATATTTTGCTCGTCATTATCTTGGTTTGCCGCAACCTTATTAAGAAATTCATCTGTCAGTACTCTTGTTCTTACCATATTTAAAAGTTCAAGATAATTGTCGCTACCGTACCTATTAGCATTGTTAGACTCATCCATTTCTTTAAGCTTATTGAACACGTCTTCCAAAACTTCCATGTCATTGATATACTTAGCAAGTATTCCCTTTACAACTCTACCTTTTATCAAGTTATTTTGCCAATTATCGGGATAAGACTTCATAAAATCATTATAGGCTCTTAGTGCCTTTTCTTCGTTCTTACCCATATTATCATAGAATAGTTTTTTAATATCGTTGTCTATGCTATCAGGATAGCTCTCTCTTTCGGTATTGACCTCAGTAGCCTTTACTTCTTTGCCTGTCAATTCTTTTAGTAGAACTTCTGTAGGATCATAGTTAAAGCTCCATACTGCTTTTGCCTTTGGATGTGGTTTGTACCATATGGCTTTAAGCTTATGGAATATATCAACGTACTGTTTTGTTTTGTCATTAGTAGGTACATGCCATACATCATTCCCCCTGTTCGTTTTAGTTTTTCTAACTTCAATGCCGTAATCAGACAAGACTTTTGGTGAAACTGTTGGTTTTTCTTCGGATTCTTTCTTTTTGCTCTCTCTCTTATTTCTTGCTTCCAGGTCTTGTACTCCAGCTTTATAGAATGCATCTTCAAGGAACGGAGGGAAGTTATATTTCCCTACAGGGAATTTCTCATTGAACATAGGGAACTTTTCGCCATTTAAACCCTTGTTATAGTAGAATTCAAAGAATTTTGTAAATGCTTGTGTATACTCATCATCGGGTTTATTAAGGTCTGCATTAACATATTCATTGTTTCCCCATTTTTCATAAGCAGCTTTACCGTCTCTGCCATATTTTATTTTATGTGTTGGTTCTTTCTTTTCATTCTGCGGCTTTTCCTCTGCTTCGCCCTTGGTTGCAGTACCTTCCTCATTATTATTTATATCTGCAAACGGTTTATTTTCTGCCGCAGCTTGCTCTGAGCTACTTGGAGGCACGATATTTCCGTTGTCGATAGTTTCTTTTTCTTCCAGTATAGCGGCTTGTGCATTGTTGGGTATATAATCTATCGGCTCTTGTTGTTCTTGCTCAATATATTCATCAACCCATTGCTTTAATGGCATATCAAAGTGCTCTTTATCCATATATTCTTCTGTAAAGTTTTCTAATATATCGGAAACTACCTGTTCAATTTTCCCTTCATCCAAGCCATAAATTTCTCTAAGATATTTTCTTATTTCATTTTGAAGCGGAGTTAAATATTCATTTTCAAACTTTGAGTTAACACCTACATCTAAATCATTTATTCTTGCTTTTAAAGCAGCCTTTTCCTTCCCATCTGCTTTCTTCATTTCTTCTTTTAATTTAGATATTTCCTCATATACAGAGATAGACATTTCGTTCCAACTATCTCTATACTGTGAAGGTGTCAAATTTATGTCTGCTTTTATACCATTGATAAGGTTATTTTTAACTTCGGCTTGTCCCAAGTCTTCGGGTTTATAGTTGTTTTGAGGTATTAAATTGTTGTTGATAGTTTGTACTATCCCATTATTTAACTGCCCTTCCTGCAACTCTGGTGAAGCCACGTTTGGGGTTATAAGTTGTCCACCATCTAATGCATTAACAAAATCGTCTATAGAGATTTCACCATTTATAATTCTCTGTAACTCAGGATATTTTGCAACTATGTCATTCGGTACAGGAGTGCCTAGTTTAATCTGCCTTAAAGCATATACCAATTCTTTTGACATTCCCGTACCTTCCAAGTCTTCAAAGTTTACTGAGGATACCGGATTGCCGTTTATAATTTCAGATACAGACTTTTTATTGTTTATCCCAGGCATGAAAGGCTGTGTTGGTTGAACAACTCCATTGCCGACATTACTGTCATTACCGCTACTACTGTCAATAGAATTAATATCATTCTGCATAGCTGGCATTGCTTCATTTTTTATAAAGTCTGGGGTTATCGGTTCTCCGTTTTCGATCTTCTGAGAAACAAGTTTATGTGAAGCATAAGCAGATGGTAAACCTAACGCACCAAGTATAACAGCCATAGCAACACCACTATAAGCATCTTCGCCCATAGATTTTAAGTCAATTACTCCACCCTCACCAGACATAGCCATATCCGGTTTGTATGTCATTTTCTGTGCGCCTCTGCCTAAGGGGGACATAGCACCCTCTTGAAAGCCTTCAAATACAAGCTCTTTCAGCACACTCAAAGCGGTTTTGCCATACTTGCCTATAAGTGTCTTTGCACCTTCTTCGGCTATATCTCCAGCACCAAACTTCTTTAACAAGTTCAAACCATTTTCTAACGGGAGAACTTCGGTTGCGGCTTCGGCAGTACCACCAAGTAAGCCGTATGCCATCTGTTGACCGTAAGTTGCGCCTTCATTTTCGGCTTCCCTTGCGTATCCACTTCCTGCTAATGTACCGAAAGGAATTAATTGTTTTGCTGCTGTAGGCAGCTTACTTAATGCAGAAGAACTGCCCAAGGTTGCTCCACCCATGCCAGTCATTGCAGCACCGCCGACTCCTGCCATTACTATCTGAGGTAATGAACCTATTCCAAGAGATACAAACTTTTTAAGTCCTTTTACACCTTCAAGGTCTTTCTGATACGCTATAGCTCTGCTCTCGTTGCTCTTAACTGCATTATCGAGTGCCTTCATTATAGGGTCGTTATTTTGCATTTCCTTGTTGTATATTGAGTCGGGTAGTATCTTATCAAGTCCTAAAGATACACCTTCAATTACTTTCTTGGGAATGTTAAACATTCCTGTCTGAGTCTGTGCCACATTACCAAGAAGTGAAGAACTCACGGTTTTTCCCCATGAAGGTTGATTATTTTCTTCCGTTTTCTTCTGCTCCAGCGCACTTTTTATAATATCTGTCTTAGGCAACGTACCGTATTCTGATGGTTTAGAAATTGTACTGAAAGGCTTTAGCATCTGTTCAGTATCATATGTTGACTGTTTGCTTTCCATGCCAGTAGATGGAATTACAGCAGAAGAATACAAGTCTCTTTTCGCTATAGATGTGCCAGCATATGCAGAATATTTGTCTTCCATACCTGTTCCATTTGTATATCTGAAAAGTTTGCCTAGTGTCTGTTTTCCTGCAATACCGTCAACCAATAAACCATTATCCCTTTGAAATCTTATAACTGCCTTTCTTGTTTCAGGTCCATAAATACCATCTACTGTTATTCCTAATGCCCTTTGTATTTTCTTCACCTGTTCGGGACTGTTATCTCTACCTGCAGCCATATTTTCAGTGTATCTTTTAAAAGTTCCCGTTGGAGACTGTGGTTTACCTTCTTGTGCTTGCGTTCTTATCATGCCCATAATAGCTCTTGCGGCATAAGCAGAGCCGACAGCACTATTATTGCTTGTCGGCTCATTCTTGGTATACAGCATGTTATCGGCTTCGTTGCCCTTTATATCCTTTTCAGTTTCTATTTCCGCTTTAACTGTTCCACCACTAAACTTTTTCTTGAACAATTCTAAGTCATTGCCTCTACCTATTGTATATTTCTTTGTATCATTCCCCAATTGATTCACTCTCCTTTATAAGAGTTTTGCGTTATGTTGTAATTTACCATCCATCTGAAGATGTTTTAGACTTCCCAAGGTCATTAATCATCTTGTTATAGTTCTCAATCCCAAGCACATTTTGATAGTATTCCGGTTTACTCTGTATTTCTTTAAGCAAACCACTCTCGTTACCTCTCCATTTGCTTATTACAGTTTGGTAATATTTATCTCTTGCAAATTTTACAGCCTTTGTAAAGTTTGCCGAACCCATTTCATTAATATATGCAGACTGATTATTTACCAAGTTAGCATAAAGTGACTCACCATCGGTATTCATGTTCTCAGCTATGAATCCATCGTAGTAAGAATTTAATGCTTTGGAAGTTGAATTACTTCCACTTGAACCGCTACTTTCTTTGTAATATGGCTTCTTTATATCATATTCCGTATTTAGATAATCTTCTGTCTTAGCTCCCACTTCAACACCTAACACATCTGCTATCCCCTGCGTTGCAACTCCATATGTCTGCCATAGTTTTAATGCCTGATCGTAGGTTAGCTTTCCACCTGCTGAAATCTTGTTACCGTTATCATCCAATCCTTCGGTTATTTTCTTTTCCTCTCTTAATGCTAGTAAATAAGGAATTAGAAAATCATCGGAAGTATCAGGAGTTGCTTTTCTCTTGTCAGCTTCGGCTTTTAAATCGCTGTAATACATCATTATGTTATCAATTTCTCTCTTTTGCGATTTGTCTAGCTCATTTTGTGTTCTTTCGTAGTTAATGTCACTACGGTTATCTGTATATTCAGTATTATACCTTGTATCAGCTATTGTATCCCTGCCCCTGTTGTATGCTGTTTCATCGGCATATCTTTGATTTGAAATATCCTGTTGCATTAACTGCTGTGCTAATGTAGATACCTGGGACTGAAAATCAGCCTGAAGGTTGGACATTATTTCTGCCCTCATTGCTTCTGCTGGCATCTGTCCTTGATATCCCTGCGCAACCATTCTATTAGTTAATGCCTTCATTTGTTCTTCTACAGCCTTATCAAACTCTGGCTTTAGCATATTAGTAGCAAGCTTTGTATAATTGTCTAAATCGTTCAAGTTAGTTTTTTCTGTGCTGTTCACTGCTCTTGCAGCATAGTTTCTTGAACTACTAGAAGTACCACTTTTACTCTGGAGTAAATCTCCACTTGGAGAATACAATCCCGTATCATTTGTCCTTATTCCGACATATTTGTAACCTTTGTCAAGAAATTTTTGTAACTCTCTTGCACTTACTGCTGTTTGTGAACCGTCCGGACGAGTCATCCATACTGAACCTGTTGTTGGATATTCAGTTGAACTTGGCGTTTCAGCTTCTACCTCTTTTACATCCGTGTTTACAGGAGTTATCTTATTCGCATTAGCATTTGCTACACTTGATATATCGACATTGGCAATTTGCTCCTTTTGCCCTGCCGCCCTTCTAATTGCGTTAGCTGCATCGTTAGCGGCTTTCATACCTGCTGAATCGCCTTTTGCCTTGGCAATGGCATAATCGTTACTATAGTCCTCTATTTTTTTTACTGGAGTTGTATATTTATAGGGTGAAGTTGTATTATTTGCATTGGCTACTGCCGCTATATCTACATTCGCATATTGTGCTGTCTGCCCTAATGTCTTTCTTATAGCGTTTGCTGCGTTATTTGCAGCTTGCATACCTGCTGAATCGCCTTTCGCTTTTGCGGCATTATAATCATTTTTATAGTCGTCTATTGTTTTGGGATATACTGGCTTAGGTTTTGTATTATTATTTGACGAGCCACCGGATGAACCACCGTGGGTAGAACCACCACTTGGCTTCGAGGGGTTATAATATTCATTTGCTTTCTTCTGAACTTCAGGATCATCCCATGATTTGCCTACCAAGTCTTTCAATACTCCCGACCTAGTTAATTCAGTTTTTTGTTCTTCAGTTAATTTTGCCATGTTTGTCACTCTCCTTTATAGAGAAATATAAAAATTAGTATTTTGCTATAAGCCGCCCATACCAACCCGAACCGCCATTTATTGACACAAATTCAAATTCATGCATAATTGCCATACTTAGTGTTGGAGTAGTATGGTTTTCCCAAGTTACTGAAACGGGCCATGTCACACCATATAGAGTTTCATCTACTTGCAAAAATAATCTAAAAGCGTATGCCTGTCCACTGATAATGGGACAAGAAAAGCTAAATGTAGTTGCAAAAGTTAGTTTATAATTAAATACATTTGCAATACTCGCATTAAGAGTTTCATTACCTTGACAATAATTGTCTATTTCAACAGTTTGTGACCAACCTTTTAATTGAGGTTGATTTACTATATTTCTTGCACAATTCAATTCACCCGACATTGTACCACCGGTAGTGAGTAAACAGCTTAACAGCGTCCTCACTTCTGCAAGAGTCTTTTTTATAAATGCTCCAGCTCCGGAAGCAACTAAAAAATCATTCGCAGCCGTAGCCAACGAATGATTAATCTTGCCATTCAATGAATTATTAGTATTTGTCTTAAAAGTTTCAAGCGTTTCTCCTGCTGTCATTAATACCTGTGTACTATCCGTTTCAGGATGAAGAACATCCGCATACGAATTATCCGGTGGCTTTATTTGAATTTTTTTGACTGACATATTTATACCTCCTTAAACCAAAATCCGCTTGTAGGTTGTACTGTACCTTGCGTTATTTGGGTTTTTGAATTCCATGTATCTTTATCGGTTTGTGTTACATGCACAGTTGTATTCCATGTATGCCCGCTTAATGTTGTAATATCAGCCTTCTTAGCCAGCTCAGTATCAACGTAAGTTTTATCTGATTTGTTTGTTACTGTATTCCAAGTATCTATTATTGTTTGTGTTATAGTGTCCAAAATGCTTAAATTGCTATGTGCATGAGCCGCACTATAACCACTTTCAATATTTGTTAATCTTGTTTCATGATTCGATACCGTATTTTCAGTAGCCTTTACTGCATAAGCTTCATCGTGGTTGTGCGTAGAATCAGACTTACTTGTCAATCCATCATCTACATAAGTTTTGTCTGCCTTGCCTGTGACTGTATTCCATGCATCTATTAGAGTTTGAGTTATTATGTCCAATACGCTTTTATTCTCGTGTGAATGGTCGTTAGCGTGTACATGTTCTGAAGGGGGATAACTTGAAGGCTTATTTATAACGTCTGTTTCAAAATTAACTTCTTTATCATCCGCACCAATCAACTCAAAAACGCCATTCTCCCAATGGTAAATTTCTTTTCTGTGTTCTCCGTCTATTACCCTTACATACTCGTAATTGCTTGGGTTAAGGTTAGCTGTGACATATATATAATTGACGGGGAATACTTTAGCACTTGCATTTATGAGTGTTTTGACATTATCATCGAACAAAGAAAAATCAATGCGTCTAGGTGTCGTAGCCAATTATCCCACCACCTTAAACCAAATAGCATCAACAGCAGGCTGAGTTGCTCCAATTTGAACAATTCCAAGTCCTACTATGCTTACTCTTTCAAAATACTTAATTGTAATTTCTGCTCCAGCTCCTTCTGGAGATGCCAATGCAATATGTGTACTATCAACTTCGGTTAGACCTCCACTGGTTACACTTCTTTGCAGAGTATCGTTAATGATGGCTTCTACTCTTTCTTCACCAAGAGCATAACTGCCTTTCTGCAAAGTAAATATCTGTTCTCCGCTTGTTCCCAAGCTACCGAAATGCTCAATTCCACCGCTGTCCGTATAAGTGAAAGTACCATCCCCGTTATTGCTAGTCACAATGATAAATACTTCTCGTCTGATAACTGTATCGCCGCCGCGCAAATAAGGTTCTAGCTGACTCTTTGTGTATACATTTGCGGCATCAGCCTTTAAAGCATTTTCAGCTTTTGTTGCCAGAGTCGCTACGGTTGAATCTACTTGGCTCTTTGTGTATACAATTACAGCATCAGCCTTCAAAGCACTTTCAGCTTTTGTTGTCAGAGTCGCTACGGTTGAATTTATCTCGCTCTTTGTGTAAACATTTACAGCATCAGCTTTCAAAGCATTTTCAGCTTTTGTTGCCAGAGTTGACACGGTTGAATCTATTTCGCTCTTTTTATAATATCTGCCGTCATGGTCGCCACTTGTCTTGTGTATTGCTATGGCAGTTGCGTTTGCTGTTATATTGGTTGTGTTTGTCGTTACCCTTGTATGAATACCCTCTATAGTATCAGAAGTAGTCGTGTACCAATTTGCAGTACCTTTCATTGCTTTTATTACTTTACCAAATAAAGAAAGCAGCTTGCTTAGTACACCTGTATTTGTATAAGCATCTGCTATATTTTGGTTTATCGTTCTTTCACCTATTATAGTGTCTGTTGCGGCTCCTGCCTGTATATTACCTTCGGCTATGCCCCCTGCTACTCCAGGCGAATGTTCGGTTAAAGGGTCAAACATTCTATTAATACTGTCTATATCGTTTTCTATTGAGTCTGGCCCTGCTGTGTTTTCTGAATAATCACCCACATTTGCGCTAAATTCCCTTGTTGGTTTAAATGCCATTGTTATTTCACCACCTTAACTTAAAAGATTATAACCTAAGTCTATTTGTGCGGCTCTTGCTGTTAAATGTTCAATCTCAAAAGCAATACCGTAGACAACTACGGTATTTTTTGTGTTAATATAATTGCTATCAAATATTACCTTGCACCTTATACCCTTTAATGCTAGTTCTCTTAGACTAGCTTCTTGTGGGGCTATGTCGGCAGTACCCCATACACCGCCCCAAGGAGTTCCCCATATAAACGAAGCACTATTCAAGTCAACGTCAAAAAAAGTATTGGCAAAATCTATCCTTAAATTAATCTTTAACTCATTTCCTTGGTCAACATTTTGGCTGCTCCATATGAAAAACCTATAGAATATCTTTCGACTAATAGGGTTATCAAAATTGAATGACTTCGTTTCCACATGTAGGTTTATAGCCTTTGCTGCTCCTGTATCGTCTATGTCGTTCTGTTCGTTTTTATCAAACTTTAATACCCAATTAAGGGAACCTACCAGCAATTCATTTTTATATGTTCTTAAGAAGCAATTAGCCTTAATGCCTGTATATCTGACAAAGCTTTTATCAGCCCAATAGCATACTAGAATCTTGTCCCTTATCTTTGTAGCAAGATCTGAATAAGCCAGATAATATTTATTGTCATAGAAAATAGCCTTCGTGTTTTCTAAATTCGTTATTGTTGCAAGCCTTTTTTCAACCTTTTCATCACTTATTTTCTTTATCAAACTTTCTCCAGCGTTTAATGCTATATCCCTGCTAAACAGAGAAGTTGAAACATCATAAATACCATCGTATGACAAGAAAGCAAATCCTCCTGGAGTAATAACAAGGCTATCGCTGGATACAACACCATAAGGTATAGGATAATTACCCCATGTTGCCGTAGCAACATCTTTGCCTTCCCACCCCCACCATGAATGACCGTAACCACAAAGCAGTATATCCAATATCTGAACCATAGCCCTTACAGGCCCGTCGCCTCTTGTTGGATAGAATATCGAAGTTGCTTTAAAGAAGTCAGGCTTATCAATTTCAGAATAATACAGAGCTGCGGCATCTTCGGAATTGCCAGAAGCAAATATTCTATGTGAGCCTGTATGATAAACGAAATATTTACACTTCGCTAAAGGGGTAATATTGTTTGTAAGGTCAGCATCAGCTACAACATTTCTTACATCATTGGGTATTACACCATCCGTTACATCTGTCCACTTTGTTGCATCTCCATAATCGGCACTCGCAAGGGCAATATTTGTCATAGCAGCAATGGTCTTGTAGAAGTGCTTGACTGTCCCAGGTAGTGTAGCGTGTGTTGATACGGGATAGTTTTTAACTATGTCACCTATTGCTAAACTCACAGTACCGCTTTGAGTTGTGTACTTGTAATAACCGTAAACTCTGTAACTCAACTCATCGGCAAAGTAAAATCTATTATTTAAAAAGAAATATGCAATATTGTTACTATTCAATGCAGTAAGAAGATTATTGCTGTCATCCGTAATGTCATACAAGTTCTTATTTCTTACCGCCAATAATTTTACTGTTCCATCTATCAAAGGAAATTCAATAAGTTGCTCAATATCGTTTGCATACGAAACGGAGTTTATATTTATTGTCCCAGGTCTATAAGCAAAACCGCCGCCTCTGTTGGAAAGTTCAATATTATCCCCTTCGTCAAGCTCATTGTTTCTCTTATTATCGGGGTCAACCTCAGATATACCGCCTCTGAAATCCGTATAAGGCACTAACGCTCTGCTCGATTTAGCCATTTACATCACCGCCATAAAGGAGCTGGCATAACCTTTTTATGCTTGCCCTTTGATAAAGTTGTATTAACGCTTCGTATCCCATTGTAAAACTCTGCTAGGAGCCTTGCGCCTTCTCCATCTTCATGGTTGAAATTCATTCTAACCCTTGCAGCTATATAAAACTTTAACTTGGAGTGGAATAACTCGGGTATCTCCGGCACTGCGGATTCAAGCCCTTTTGCTATTTCTACAGGCATCCTTTTATATTCAACCTTGTATGTCCCATCTTCTTCAAATTTAATTCTCGCACCATCTGTCTCGTAGTCTGTTACTTCTTTACTGTCTGAGTTAGTTACGTTGTCTATAGAAATAAATGTCGTAGGTAACACATACCATGTTTTGCTAACGGCAGTTATAGTTATATCATCCGGTATCCTTCCTTTTGGGCATTCGGTTGCAACTTCCCTTAGTGCTTCATTCAATAGAACATATCCAACCGCCGTGCTTATTGTCTGTATAGCGTGGTACTGTGCATGTTCAATAATATATTTTGAAATCAATTAGTCTCACCTGCCTTTACATAAACCTCGTACTATAGGCATCTTTTGGTATTGTTTCCTGGTCACTCTTAGAAGCCAGGTATCTATATATATCCTTTGATGTGCAATTAATGTAATCTGCATATTTCTTTGCATTTTCAATCTCAAGCTTTTCATTGTTTCTTTTAATTTCTTCCCAAAGCTTTTTTGCATTTTCAGCCCTTGTTTCCCATACATATTCAACCGTCCGGCAATCCAATTCCTCAAAGGGTAAAGTCAGACAATAGGTACTGTTATCTTTATTTTCTGTGCTATGTACTTCAAATTTACCGGAAACATTGTCATACATCACAAAATAACTTTTGTCTATCTCCTTCAACCTCTCCGGTATCTTGAATACATTGCTTTCCATGAGAACTTTCATTTTAACCCTCCACATAAAGAAAAGCCAGGACAAACAAAATATGTCGTTCATCCTGGCACCTTTTAAACTACTAAGCTACACCGTCATCCTCAGTAATACCTGTAAACTGTACCTGGCCTATTGGTTTACGGCAACCAAGATCACCGTATTTAACGAGTACAGCATCCCAAGCAGCTTTATTAGCTGTCTGTTTGAAAATTGAACCATCTCTATCAAGGAAATCCCATTCACCCATCTGGTGTAGTATGAAGTCTGCTGAATTAAGCAGATACATAGTACTTGCAGGGCAGAACTTGTCCGATACCAACGGTTTGTTATCGAAGGAAATTGCAGTATAACCGCCAGTGAGTTTCATTGTGTTTACGTTTCTCTTAGTCGTTTCAAGGTACTCATAGTAAGACCTTTCAACACCATAAGAAGTAAGAAGGAAGTCTGGTGAGCTATCGGCAACTATTTCAGCAGTATGGAAGCCTTTTTTTATCTTTATGTCACTGATTATACCCACTGTAGTCATGATTGTAGGAATTAACCACTTGTAGGTTGCTCTGTCTAATCCGTATATGCTGCCAGAGGTTGCAAATATTGAACCAAGTCCGGTAAGTTCCAAACCATAGGAACCGCTTATAGCCAGTATATCAGTTGCAAGGGTTGTTACAGCATCACCATTGATTATAATGGTAAGTGCTGTTCTATCAACCGATGTAATTTCTCTTGCAGCAGTCTTTACAGTACCAGTTCCATCGCAAATATCGATTACCTGACCTTCAATAAGGTACTGTACTGAGTCAACAGTAATAGTATTTACTGAGGTGTGTGCAGAACAAGTAGCAAGTTTGCCTGTGCCATTACCGAATAACTGTCTTCCAAAGTTGATTTTAGCATCCTGCATCAAACCGTCAAGCTCAGTCTCTAAGAGCTTTGTAAATGCACCTGCTGAATTTGCTGAAGCTCTTATTGACTTCTCTGTGATTCTTAATGTACCAAACAGGTTTTTAGTGTCATACTCTGCCTGCTTGTATTTTCTGTTGTTCGGGCTTGGGAGATCACCATCTTCTGCCCTATTTCCAACGCCACCATTTACACCATATCTCATAGCCATCTTTATCGTTGATCCAAATACTTCTTCGCTGTTCTTTTCAATCCTTGCCATAAATGGATTTACTTTTGTATTCATCTGGTCAACAATTACAGGTTTATAAAAAGTTTTGAACGCATCTGCAACTGTTGCTATAGTAATCATTTATAATCATTTCCCTTCGTTTTTAAATTTAATTGCTCAAGCCTAAGCTTTTGAGCATCATTTGTCCTGCTTCTTTAAAGGACTTTGCTTGTGTCGGAGGTACTGCAACAGGTTTTCCACCGGATACATTACCGGATATTACAGGAGGCGGACCCCCTTTTTTTACTCCGGCAGCAGTAGCCTTCAACACTTCATTTCTGAAATTTTCATTGCTGATTGCCTTCTGGATGAATTCTGGATCATTCAGTAATTCATCAGGGCTTTTCTGATTCTGTGCTTTCGTTCCCTTTGCATAGTTATAAGCAAGCTCTATAGAGTTTTCTTTCCCTGCAATTTCTTTGTTGTCATCCAAAAATTTAATCATATCCTCGGAGTAGTCAGTCATATCGGGGTGTGTTGCTTTAAACTGTGAAGCAATACCATCCCATTTCTTTTGGTTTGCGGATTGCTCTCTTTCCTGATATATTGGTTCAACCATTTTTTTGGCTATTTCTTCGGCTCTTGCTTCTGCATTTTTGTTTATATCATCTATAAACTTCAAAGGGTCTTCATAAAATCTGTTTAAAATTTCTTCTTTCTTAACTGCAAGGGCTTCTTCGTCTAATTGCTCTGCCGGATTTTCTTCTGGCTTATCAACAACTTTTTCTACAGGTTTTTGGTTCTCCAGTAGTTCATTTACACGGGCCAACTCCTGCCTTGTCTGAGTGCTGAAGCCTTCAAGATTTGTATAAGCTTTTACAAGGTCATCCTGACTCTTAAACTTGCCTAAAATGAGTGGTGTTTCTTCCGGTGTCTGCTCGGTCCCACCATTAACAACTTCTTTAGCTTGTCCTTCCTGTTTTGCAGTGGGGTTCATAGCGGCATTAAAAAATTCCTGCACCTGACCGTTCAGATCAGTTACGTTCTGACCTGTTTCTCCGGCTTCGGCAGGAATCTCACCACTGTTACCAACTTCTCCACCTTCCTCGGCGAATAGCTGCAAATTTATGGAAGGGGTATAGGGGTTTGCAACGGATACGGGATTATCGAACTTAGTAATCTGTGTCATTACAATTCCTCCAATATTTTTATTCCTGTTGCATGTTAAGTGCCTGTATTGCTTGTTGTATGTAGGCCTCATGCTGCTTAACGTGCATATTAAAAAGTTGAACCAATTCAAGATTCTGGCTTGCCAATTCCTCAAAATCGGTTGTAAGCCTATACTTGTTGTGTTCAACTATGTGTATTGCGTGTTCGTCATACTCTTGTATTTGTGGTATTGTGCCTTTCTTTAAATAGATATTTTCCTTATTAGCTCTATTAGCATGTAAGTTTTCTAGCTCTGTTGCAGCCTCCCAATTGCCAAGCTGCAACATTTCAAATATTTTACCTCTCATGCTCTTATCAATGTTTCCGGTTTCAGGATTGTTGAATAAGCCATATTGTAATAAATCAACTACCATCTGTTTCCTCTGTGCCGGAGTCTGTGCAAGTTCATTTTCAGTCTCAATGACTATATCATCAGAGGTTATATCATTTGCTTCCCACTCAATAACTGCAACATCGTTATCATCACCGATATATCTCAACATTCTAGGGAATGTAGCATATTGTTTAGATAATCTTAACCAATGCTTGCCGACTTTGATTATTGCAAGTCTTATATTTTCAGCCGTCAGACTTAACCTTGTATCATCCTGTTCCTTCAATATCTCAAGTGCTACACCTGAGCCAACGCCTGAAGGAGCTGTACTATCTCTGCTTAATTCAGATACACCGGATATTTGAACAAATTCATTAAGTAGTTTAGTTTCTTCGTCTGGGAATACAGATGGTAACACTCCGTTTTCTATAGGTCTTGGAGGATTGAATCCTCTTTCAACCGTGACAATTTTACCTGGACTTATACCATCTTCCTGCAATTCATCTGTATCTAAAGCACCGTTTTCTACTGAATATGCACCTATCGCAACTCTGTTTAAGTATTCGTGTTTTCTGTTTTTAACCGCGTTGTAGGCTCTTTGTATAGGAATACATCTTTCAATGATTGCTGTACCCCAGAAATAACCTGGATTTTCTACACATACTTGTTTCACAAAAGGTATTCCAACTTTACTCTGTTCACCTATCTTTGACGGTAATTCACCTTCATAAAGGAGAGTCTCGCCAGCCACAATTATTAACCTTCCATTGAGATACTTCTTTGCCGTATTTTCGTAATATTCCTTAACAACTTCGCTATCTTTCTGTTTAGATATGTTAACGGTCTGTATGCTTGCGGTATATCCAAGCCCTCCAAGGCTAATATTGCTGTTCTTTAAGTTGAATACAGGTATTTCCCTGCCCTCAACCTTTACACCCCATTTTTCTTCTATCTCATTGGTCGAATATACCTTTGCATGTATGCAACACCGCATAGTGTCTATATCCTCAGAGAAATTAGAATCAGGATAGAACTCATATGCTGGTACTATTGTGACCTCAATTCCACCTTCTGAAAAATTATCACCATCTATAACGGCCAATTGCGTGCCAGATGATGTATTCCATGTGTTTTTATACAGTACAGTACCTATAAGCTCACTCCATGCGTTAGCTTTTTTTGTCTTTATCTGCATTTCCTGCTGCCGCATTGTACCCTTGCATAAGGCAGTACATATCTTTGCAGTATTTATGTCGCTCTGCTCGTTGGTTGCAGGTCTTACCTTTAAAGAGAGGTCTACCCTGCCAAGCTTTGCAAGCCTGGTTTCATAAATTGGTGCAATGTGATTGAATACTTCTCTTTGCTGCCACCAATAAAGTCTAGGTATTTCCTGTACTCCTTGAGTCTGCATGTTAATGTCGCAATATTGGTTTCCCCTTAGAAAGTTGTTGTTTAGCTGCCACTGTAATTCATAAGGCATCCTTTCCTTTTGCATCCTATCAAATTCCTTATTTACGAAAGATACTAATAACTGTTTCTTTACTTCTTCGTCAAATTCTTCTGCACTCGAACCTTCCCCATCTATATTTGTGTTTTCTTCGTCATTTAAAGTTAAAGCAGGATCTTTATTATTAAAGAACCTGCTTACAGTATTTCTTAATCCTTCAAATACGGGCATCTACACCACCACCTTTCCCCTTTTTATTCGCCAAGCACGTTTTTACGCATGTTTTTCTTGATAATGTTTTCAACCTGCTTTGGGGGTTTCTTGTCCTTCTGATATTCCGTAAGGTCTTTTGCCATTATTCTATTGTATAAATCCCTCCGTTCTATAAAATGAGCTACCTCAATAAGCGCAATTAATACGATAAGAAGAACATCTAATCTATCCATTCATCTTATCTCCCCTTTTTCTTATTTTCTATTTGTACGGGAACCTTCTTTTCTATAACTCTCTCGACTATCTTCTCAACCTCTTTAATTACCTCTTTTATAGGTTTCAATTCATCGGGAAATGTCTCAGCCAATTCCTTCAAACAACTTTCACATAGGTGAAAATGTGTCGCTTTGCTACTGTCGGGGTTACCTATAGAATATTTAGCTTTGTTACTGCATCTTGATATGTCACATCTCAAATTGTATGGTAATATCATTAATTTAGCTTTCATGTTATTTTCTTGATCCTCCTTGAATGGTTTTAAAACGTACATACAGCTCTAAGCAAGTCTTCTACCACCGAATAATGATCTTCTTGCTCGCTTCTGTTTGTCTTTTTGTATAAGTGTCTTTTCTTCTTTATGGAATTTCACATTGTAGTCCTGTTGGTCTCTTGTCTGATATGCTATTGCAAGAGCCATAATAAGGTCATCATGCTTTCCGGTTTGCGCTTCTGCTCTGCCATTTTCATTCCTTACGAATGTAAGCATTTCATCCAAAGTATCTTTATCGTTAAAACACTCTGTTTTCTCCCTGACTATCTGTACAAGGTTTGAAATCATAATTGGTCTTGTAAGCTTGTCCGTTCTCCATCCGAATCTTTCTTGGTATCTGTTTGTATAGGTATCCATTATCTCCCGTTTATACTGCTTGTTATATCCAAGCCTCTGCAACTCTAATACTGGATAAGTGCTAAAATTAGCTTCTATGCTTATCAGCGCACTATTATAATATTTTCCCAGGCAATACATCTGTTTTGTATATAAATCCTCGTCGAATCTGTTATGCAATACTGCAACTTGCTTACCATCAGAGTTATCAATAACCTGTCCGGCGAAGTAGTCTGAACCCTCTCCGGCAGTATCACCGCCTACTACATAAGGGTGTCCGAACTCAGCATCTTGATAGATTGTAATAAAGCCGCTAGGATCATCAATAAACTTGATAGATTCATCAACTATTCTCTCGTTCTCGTACTTATAGAGGAAATAACCTATTCTCTTAACCTTTATATTCTCTACCTCAGATATTCTACTGTTTACCTTCATAGGGTCGAATATCGTCTTACCAAGTACACCCCAATTACCCAAAACGTAAACCATGAAATAGTATTCATCGGTATCCTTTAATGCCATAAGTACCTTGATGTATTCATCATCTATAAACTTGTTATCTTTATACGTTGTCTTTAGAGTGAAGACATCTTCCTTGGGATTATCGAAAAACTCAGCTTTAAGCCAATGTGTAACTGAAATAGGATTAAAGGTAAGAATTATCTGTTTGTAATACTTCAACTTACCCCTAAGTCTAAGGTCAAGCTGCATAAAATCTGCTTTTTCAAGCTCGCTGGCTTCCTCTATCCATATTGAGGTTATCCCTTGGATCGACTTGATTTTTTCTACATCGTCCAGTCCGGCATGTATTACTTGACTGCCGTTTATACAACGTATCTCCATTTCAGTCTTATTTATCTCAAATATCTCTCCCAGGTTCCAATCTGATATTATTTGACACAGCAAAGCAAATGTACTTTGTCTATGTGTTTTTGCAACCTTTCTGACAACAAGTATCTTATGTCCTGGTTCTTCTAACATACGTCTTATTGTCTTTTGTGCGGCAAATACAGATTTACCGGAGCCAACATTCAGGCTCCGCCATATAAAACCAAATATCTGTTTTGATTCTTATATAGCGGATAATAGACTTCGTTAGTGAGTTTCGGTAGTGCTTTTAAGTCTACTCTATACACCTTGTACCACCCCCTTTTTAGACAAATAAAAAAAGCCTACTCACTACCCGTTAAGGCAATGAATAGGCTCTCTCGACGCTCTAGGCGTTCCTGGAACTCTTATATTTTAATAACTGTCAACCCATTTCTAAGGGATGATAACTCTAATAATGAAATTCTTTTAATTGTCCCATCCCTGCATTTTATTTCAAGTACACCGTTTCTTATGAAAAATAATGTTCTGCCGCAAGTTTTACATTTTACTTCCGTATTTTGCAACTAAACCGACCTCCTACAATGACTTACAATCAAATATTTTTGATTAGATAAGGTATTTATGCCTCACCCTATTTTTTGATATAAAAATAAGCAGGTTTTTGTCTATCCTTTACCTGCTTTCTCTCAATTTTGTCTTTATAATCATCGTCCAGAGTCAGCCTTAAACAGCTATTCCTTAAATACGAACTCTTAGGAACTATCCTCTTGACAATAAGCCGTATTAACATTTCACAAGTGCTTTGTTTCTTGGAATGTGCATGGTTTTTATATTCTCCGTCGGTGTTTATTAGAATATAACCTCTGCTATCTTGAATAATCTTGAAGTTATCCATTTAACACACCCTTTACAATCACATAAATCTTGTAATGCGTCATAATGATTTACATTATTTGCTAACTCTTGTATAATGTTTTTGGGTAGAGATAACCCTACTATAGAGAAAATCAAATCCAGAAAGGAGTGAGACAAGTCGGAGGTAAAAACCTCCGCAAGAAAGGAGTAATCATATGAGAAACCTAACTTGCAAAACGTCTCAACCATTCTCTTTAGTATTATCTGCGCTTGTTGCTGAGCTGTTTGAACCTTTGGTAGATAAATTCTGCCAATTTGTACTCAGTAGCAGTTTCATGTTGCAGTGGGTTGTCAGGTTATTTGTTATAGCAATCATAATTTTTGTTACTTACATAGCAGTTCTGTTATCTCAAATAATCAGGGACTTCCGAAAGCTGTAGCTTTTGGGAATCTCTACCCTTTAATACGGTTTGGAATGTATCATGCTTAATGTATAAATTTATGATGAACTCATATAATATTGATAACTTAATATGGAACGAGGTGGGCAAGATGACGCTGTGCATCTTTTTAAGCTTCTGTATCGTTGCAATTATTGCACTTACAGTGTTTAGTGCGAAAAGGTAACCGAAAGGTTACTGATTCACACAAGCTTAATAATGATAAATATAAAAATGCAGACATCTTGTTCACTTGTAATAGGCACCTGAAAAGGTGCTATTTTATTTGCTACGTATTGTTATGTGTCATATTGTAATTTGTAGCTGCTCTACCGGCGAGTCATAATTCATCCAAATTACTTCTTGCCGTGCTGCTCCGCTTTGGTCATTGTTCTGACCTTCATTTCATTCCAGCCTCTATCCTCAAGCATTTCTTTGTGCAATGCAGATTCATACCCGGATATAACTACCGGTCCCGGATGCTGCGGCAATACTTTCATGAGTTCAATATGCTCTCCTTCCTTAAGTATTTCATTTGGTACTGTTGTTTTACATGGGACGTGCGTGTTTCTTCAAGGTATGGAGGATTTGCTTCAACCTTTCAGCAGCCAATAGGATTCTGTCAGGATGCTCATTCCAGTGTCTCATTGCGTATGGAATACGTCATAAATTACACACTTTTAAGCGTCATAGTAATTTAAAACTACCGTTTTTTTACAAAGTACGTTATAATTAAAATACTATTTATATGAAGGGTTGAAATTATATGAAAAAGCGTAGTCCAAATTATGTTTTTTTATTTGTTACACTATTTTGTACTTTCATTTTATGTTTTGTGTTTTCTGAGGTATTACAAATAATTAAAATATGTTTAACTCTCATGGCACTCTATATCTTATTAGAAATTTGGGAACAATTCATAAATCGGTCAATTAGTCTGTTTTTCCCAATATCTTGGATTATTATTGCTCCAATAGTCTATTATTTTTTGTACGCATTTGTTGCTCATTTCATAATGATAAGAGTTCCCTCAACTGCAGGTTATTTGAATAATTTAGGTATTTTTGTTTTTACATTTACTACTATATTTTCATGGTTATATGGCATAAATAAATTCGAGTATGAAAGTTACAAAATATCACTTTCCATCGTCAATACAATCTTTATTATCTTATTGGCTTTATCTTTTCTGACTTCTTACAATTTTGATTTCAGCTTATCAATTTTCAGCAGTCAATTTTGGAGTAACATGCTATTATCACCATATAATAATAATAAATTAGAAATGCTTTTAAAGATAACTACATTGCCATATGTTATTTCTGGGGTACTTTGCAACTGTATTGAAGAATATAAACAATACAGTTCTAAAAAAATAGTTTGATTGACACATCGGTAAAGAAATAAACTTATTCTTTTAGTTGCATTTTTTACGCATTTTTTTGTGAAATTTTTTGTATCAATTTTACCATTTTCCCCACAGCTTTGTTTTGAGCTGCATATTCTTTTCAAATTTTTAGTATTGATTTATTAACTTATTATGGTAGTATTTAAGTATATTCAATAGAAATGCTATAGAGGCTGGTGTATGTTATGACAGCAATTTTAAGTAATAACTGGTTTGTAGGAATATGCTCATCAATAATGGCAAGTATTGTAGTTGCAGTATTAAGCAGATTTTTCCTTGGTAAAAAGCGTAAAGAAGGTTTTTATTCTGTGTATTGCCTTTTCTTAGGAGTATTATGTCTTTTTGATTTTGTTTCTCTAACGTTCATTAATAACATCATTAGTACCTATACCGGAAAGTTTGATCCTATAGGACTTTTTAATATTTTAAAAATAGCATTTGGAATTATTTATATAATGTCAATCTTAGCTCTTCTCTGTATTACAATAACAGTAATAATGAAAGATATTATCGAGAGTAACATGAATTATATGAATCAAGCAAGTAAGAGTCTACATAAAAACATTGATAAAATAGCTGATATAGCATCACAAATTACAGAAAAAACGGAAAAAGATGTTTAGTATTTATCACTCCTTTTGCCAACTCCTTTACGTCACGTTTTTTTCAGAATGTACCTTACCTTTTTTTATTTTGGCAGGAATAACAGGAACCGGACCTATATCTTTAACTTCAAGAGCCACTATTCTACCGCTAATTATATTCCTGTATTCATATCCATACACGCCATATCCTGATGGCATTTGTTTTTTTAAGAACATGTTTTCATCTTTATACCCCTAATATTCTTCATAATAGAGTCTCCTGCCGCACTTCGGACAATCAACTACATCATAGATACTTCCATCATCCTCTTGAACAATGTCGTAAAACAAGTCTTTATACGCACAACCACAATAAGGACAATTATCAGAACCATTCCATTCTGCTTTGCTTACTTTTTCTTTGTCTGTCATACTTGCCTCCTATTATTTAACAGATGAGAAAAAAGTCTTTTGTTTTCGGCGGTACATTTTGAATAGTATGCGGAGGTAAAAAAATTTCCCGTACCTGCCTGCCCCCCCCTCCTGCGTTCCGTACCACGTCGCATATGCATACCCAACATGCACCCAGGTAAAAATGCACAGGTACACACATAAAAAATAAAGGAAGGTTGCCGACGGCTCCGATATTATATGTATAATCCAGCCTTGGGCTTGTCCTCCCTTTATATGATTAAACCCTGAAAAGCCTTGAATTTTGAATTTAAAAAATTCTGCGCGAAACAGAGGTTTCGTGCAATGCCCTTCTAACCGTTGCAATTACTTGATTCTTAAATGCATTTTTATTATGTCTACTTCAATTTCCATTTTTGTTTCAACATTTCTTGTATTGGTACAGTGAAGCTATGTCACTAAACCCAGTAAATTAGCCAAAGTTATTTTTGAACCTATTTCCAATTCTACTATTCTTCTATTAATTTCGGTTCTTCTGCCTCTTGCAGCTCTTTAACATCTTCCTCTGGAGGTAATATCGTGAGGGTTTTTACACTAACATTATGGTCTATTTCCTGCTTCTGCTTCCACCTGTCAGGATTACGGTTGTTAAGCCAGTACATAGCCGCTAATGTATCAGGCATGTTTTCTTTTACTGTAGTGCTCTCTGTAGTCTTGCCATTTTCGTCTACAGCACGTTTTACTTCTGTGGTAGTACATTTGCCCGTTGCTTTCTTAAAAAGGCTTTCTGCGACCTCTGCATCTGCATCCCGTTTGCCCCTTTTTATGGACTCCGATAAACTAGGATATTGTTTCTTCCACTCATTTAAAGTTGACTCAGTAATTCCAATAATTTCAGCCATTTCCTTATCAGTTGCACCTAATAAACACAATTTATATGCTTTATTATCAGTGATACTGCCATTATATTTTAATTTCTTGTCTATATTTTCTATATAGATACTGTTTTCTGTATCCTGTTTTATATTGTCGCTCATATCTTTCACCTGCCTTACTTCCCGTCCTAGTATTTCTATTGCCTTTCTTGCCCACTTCCTGTCAGATTCCTTTTCTTTTTCGTTTAACTCGTTATATGGGGTATCTATTTGTCTTTCCCATCTATCTACATTCTCAGGCGTTAGATTATCTAACATGTACTTTGTCCAATACGCCCACTGTTCATGCTCTAAGCCTGCTAATTCTTCTAACTTATCGCTCATATCTTTTCACCTTCTAAATTTTATAGCCTTACCATCTCTCCCAGCCTTGCGGAAGTAAATCACAGTCAAGCTCCTTTAATATTCCGTCCGCAATCTCAGCAGCGTTTTGACATGGTTTATATGCCGAACAGTCTCCTTCATCTGCACCTTTCTTAGCATAGTCAAGCATATTGCCAATATATTCGCTTAGTGCAATTTGTAAGATGCGTTTCCGGTCCTCTGCTATTTCTAACCTTATCACATGTTTTCACCTGCCTAAAAATAATAGCAATCATTAAAGACTGCCATGCTCCAGCTCCCACCCACAGCTATATATGAGAAAACTCCCAATCTACCAATTAAAACAGCAACCATATAAAAAATAGTACAGGCTCTGGAGTGAACCTGTACTAAATATTTTATTTATCTAATTCTATTATACATCTCCCCTAAAAAGTTGTAAACGGTATGAAAACGGTAAACTTTTCAACGGTTTATGTTATGTTCATAAAACGTTTATATATGCAAAATGTATATATATGGAGATAATTTATGTATTATTTAGTAAATACGATACTGTTTATTTTTTTATGGTTATTTGTCACTTTTTCATATTTTTATTGTTTTTACTATGTACATAAGATGATGTATATTTAAAGTGGCTGAATGGGAAACCCTACCGGACAAGGCGAACCAATGGCTAAAACAGAACCATGAAAACTTAATAGCACAGCTTGCTTGATGAATTGGCATTAGCCAAATATACCTCGAAGCGAAAGCAGGATAGAGGGAGCGATAGAGCAGGCTGGTTTGCACATAGTAAATAACTTTAAGGAGTGTTGAATATGTTTGAAAATAAACAAATCGAAAGAGTTTGGGCAGTAAAGAACATAAGGAACGGTGAAACAATTAATAGCATCCATGTAAAACATTTTATCCAAAATCTCGAAGATAACAAATTAGAGCAACTTCGTAAAGCGGAATACAGGAACTTTTTAATGACAAGCGACAGCAAGTTAGAACATGTAAATGTAGACGTACTTGAAACCGGAGTATATTTTAAACTTGAAGGCTGTAGGGCTGCATTTAATGTGTTCTGTTCCTATGATGGGGACATAAAGAGAAAACCAAGTAATGCAAAGGTGTTGAAAAGTTACTCAACTAGAGAATATTAAAAGGAGTGTTGATTATGTCATATAAAAGGTTAACTCATTGGTTCCAGAATGGAGAAGTTCTCCATAACGACAACGGCTATGATTACAAGGTAATAGATGCACATATGCAGACAGAAGTATTATTTGAAAGAGTAAGCGACGGTGAAAGAGTTCTGGCTACTTATCCAAACATGTACGAAAAAACCGAAAACAGTAAAACAGAAGTTGTGCTCTCGTGGCAAAGTGGAAAATACATGACATCAGCGTTAAACGCTATCCACTCTTTAACTTCCTCAAAACTCGTCCCAGCGAGTATAAACAGGCTTTAGGCTGGGAGCGGTGCAAGTATTGAAAGGAGGCTTGCATGTAGTATTGGGAAAGGAGGGATTGCAAATGGAGAATAGCACGAACATCAAATTGCCTACTATGAAAAAGAGCAAAATAAAATACCTACAGGAGCAGCTCAAAAATAGCAAGAAAATCATTGATGCATGTATTAAGCACTTGCTAGAGGCAGGAGTAATTCAAGAAATCAATCAAGAGCAAGCACTTAGCATAATTGATACTAGAAAACCATTAGGACTGTTTATCCAAAAGGACGGTGGAAAGTATATCGGTATCGACAACCAAGACCGTGAAGCATGGACTGAGGAATTTGACGACAGAGATACATGTATTTACTGGCTACTAGATGCCAGCGTAATCGCAGAAAAAGAAAAATAGCCTCCGGCAACTTACCACAGTCAACCGGAGACTAAACCCTAAACCCAACCGTCAAGAGAGGATATAGGCAATATATATTATAGCTTATATCCTCTCTAAGTATCAATTATATATTTAGGAGGGATACATATTATGTACGGAGTAAGCTTAAGTACTGCCGAAAATAGGCAGAAAGTAAGAGAAATATTTTTAAAAGGGTTTGTAGTGCAGGAATATCCAGAATATAATTGCACAATCGGAACTCAGCCAGATAAGTTAGAAGCTATAGCCTTTAAAGGTACAGCAGGTAAACCAACATGGCATTATAAATTTGAATCAGCAGAAAAAATGCAAGAGTACATCGACAAGTATCTAAAAGAACAAAAAGATAATATTGAGTATAATCAAGAGCGAAAAAACAAGCGTAAAGCTCCAGCTTTATCAACAGTACCATATAAGCCAGGTGACATACTTTATGATTCTTGGGGTTACGAACAGACAAACATCGACTTTTATGAGGTTATAGAAGTCAGGTCGGCAAGTACAATAGTAATAAGAGAAATTGACAAAGATATTGTAGATGCCACAGGGCTTATGAGTGGACATGTAACACCAAGTCTAGGCGAATATATTGAGGAACCTATAATAAAGCGTATAAGATGGTATGGCGGCAAACCTTATATTAAATCTGAATATGGCAGTATCGGTAGATGGGATGGAAAACCAATAAGTTGCAGTTGGTACGCATAGTGCAAGGGAAATTGTCAGGAAGTCAGCCGAGCCGGAGCAATCCGGTTCCGCTCAACCTATTACAAGGAGGGATACTATGAATTCAGTACTGGAATTCAAAAGTGTAGAAGAAATATTTGAACATCCCGAAATCAGGAACAAAACAAAAGTAATATTTAAAGACAATATCTACACTTTTAAAAGACAAAACACAGGATGCGAAAGGGGTGTACCAAAAGAAGTATTAACTGCATGTGTTTTTCGTTGTGACTCTGAAAATCATGAATTAGTGGTATTGTTTAACGATAATAAATTGAGATATGTAGAAACAAGGTATTGTTTACCATAACAATTGGTAGGTTATCCTACCCATTAGCAGGAGTTGATAAGAAAACAGCGAATAATTAGGGGATGATTTAGTAGCAAATTGAGGAGGGATATTATTGAGGAAAGTAATTAAGGGGCGAGTTTATAACACAGCTACATCAAAGCTTATCGGGAGTAGCAAAACCCACGAACTATATAAAAACACTAAAGGCGCATACTTCTTATACTCATACTCAGCCAAAGTTAAACGAATAGCTCCACTTACTGATGAAGAAGCTCAGGCATGGGCTAATAAAAATCTAAATATGAAAGAATACGAAGCTGAGTTTGAGAATATGGGAGAAATAGAATCCGATCTTGTAACTAGGGAGAGAGTCAACCTAACATTGGACATAAAAATCTTGGCAAACCTCCGTAAGCTTTCGGCTGAAAAACATATTGCAATGGGGAGAATGGTTGACAAGGCTGTTATGGCTATGTATGGAGAGGAATTTGAGAAGTTAAGTAAAAATGGAGAGAGTAGCGATTAAGTGAAGCTACCCTCCTTTTTATTATTAAAACATAAACTATAGATGCTAGACAGGAGCCTATAGCTGTTGCTGCCAACTCATAACGCCCAAAAATTGACGAAAATTATGCCAATAATTTGATAATTTTACAATTATTTTGAAAAGTATTTACCCATATGGGAATATGTTGTATAATATACATTAAAATACATATGAGACATGAGGTGGAACGATTGACATTATTTATTAGTAAAATGGGAATGACAGAACGTGCCATAAATGAGGCGGATAATGAG